GACTTAGACACTGAACAACAACCTTCTAACCGATGACCTCAACCCTGATCGTCCTCCACCAGCATCTCGAACACTACGAGAATCTCTACGCTCAGCATCTCACTGACCAGTGCCTCATAGCTGCCCTGCTCATCCCCGCCACTGAGACTCAGCTGCCTCCAGGATTCCTGACTCCACCGCTCATCATCAACCCTCTCCCCTCGCATCTCATAAAGCCCATCTTGGAGTCGTACATTCAGGACATCAAGATGAGGATTAACGTAGAACAGGCAGCGAAAGAGTCATCATGTCAAAACCAAATCCCTTCTATCGCTCCGCCGAAGAGAAAGCAGTCCTCCTCAAGCTCAAAAGCGTCTTCGCCTTCGACGAAGTCCCGCCGCCGAACGTCCTGATCCTCATCGCAGGGCCACCAGCGGCAGGCAAGACGCATCTGGCTTGCTCTATGGCGGAGCTGGGACCGGTGTACCTGCTCGACACTGAGTACAGGGCACACCTGGTCTCTCAGAAGTTCGAGAACATCAAGCGCAAGGTCGTCACCAACTACCAGGAGATGGTGGTGGCGATCAAGTACATCATCGACAACTTCGAGCCCCCCGGCACCATCGTCATCGACAGCGCTTCAGACCTTCAACAGTTTGCTGAGGAGCTGTACTGCGACCGTGCTGACAAGGAGCGAGTCGGACTTCCCCGCAACTGGGGAGACGTCTGGGAGCTTTGCAATGCTGTCATCTCCCTCGTCAAGTTCAGCGACTTCAATCTCGTTTGTACCGCTCGTGTCAAAGAGGAGTACGCCAACGACAAAGCTACTGGAAAGGAAGTGCCACGCATCTACTCGGCGCTTCCCTACAAGATGGACTTGTCATTGCAGCTCTCAGGCGACATCAAAGAGCCTCCCGTTCTGCTCAAGAACGGCTTTGACCGCAGCGTCGATCTGAAAATCACCCGCAACATGACCTTGCCGGAAATACTGGCGGTCACCATTCCTACACCCACTCCAGAGGAGATCATTTCACATGCTCAACGGAAAACCGCTTCTCACAAGGTCGCTTGACGGTGTCTTCGTCGATACAGTCACCATTGCAGACGCTCAGTGCATCTCAGGCCAGAACCTTGAGTTCCTCTCACGTCCCATCGGTATCGGTGTCAGACTGACACTCGAAATCGGCAAGGACTTCCAGCCCTACCATGAAATCTTCGGGGACGGCAAGTATAACGGCGCCACACTCACCGATTGGGGCAGCGCCTTCGTCGTCAACGACCTCTTCATGCGTCTCGGCATCACTCCGAGCGTCTCTGATGACGGCGCGATTCCCTCTTCCATCGTCCAGCAGTTGATCGGCAAGCAGTACCTCCGACTTGCGTACGTCACAGGACGCAAAGACGGCGGCAAGTTCAAGACCAGCTACTGGAACGAGGTCGCCGGCATCACTGAGGGTGAGAAATCCCTCCGTGAACGCTTCAAGCGCTCGGTCGCCAGAGGCTATCCCAAGAACTACGATCCCAGCGTGCTTGCTGAGCCCGTAGCAGCTGAGGCTGCGGCTGTAGTTGACGAGGAGGCATTCTGATGAAGGTGCAGGCGCAGGCCATCGTTCTTGAGTGGCTTCGACGCCAGCATACAGTCCCGATGCACCGTGTTGAGTTGGAGCTTCCCACTTTCGGGAAGCTCCATTTCAACCTCTACTTCAACCCTGGGACGTATGCTCGTGTCTTTCGCCGACTCAAATCAAACTCAGAACTTCTCCGCTCTCATGGGCTCCAGGTAGTAGAAGATCATTCCAATCCAAACAAAACGGAGAAAACGTGGAAGGTGCTGCCCGCATGATTGAGGTTGTCCCAGGCAATGTCGCTAATCGGGGCACGATCATACCGCTTGAGGCTCTTGTGGCTCATAAGAACACCGCTCAGCGCCTCAACCAGCCACTCTACCGCTCCTACTACGTGTTCGATCAGGAGGTTGCAGAGTACCTGAAGACACGCAAGTCCATTGCACGCTTTGACGGCATGTGCTATCTGGATAAGCTCACCTTTGACATCGACAAGGGCGACAACACCGACGAGCATACCCTGACGGTGGCTCGTATCTTTGTCAAAAACCTTGTCGATAACTGGCTCAAGGATCTCGACCATGTGCAGTGCTGGTTCTCAGGACGTGGGTACCACTTCGTCACCCCCGACTTCTTCGGGTTCACCCCGTCCCCTACGCTTCACCGACAGGTCTCGGCCACACTCGGCAAGCACTTCCCCTCTGGCGATAACATCTACGACAAGACCCGCATCATCCGTGTCGGCCAGACACTCAACGACAAGGTGGGACTCTACAAGATTCCCCTCACTCATGAAGAACTCACCACCCTCACCGCTGCTCAAATCGCAGACCTTGCCAAGGCTCCCCGTCGTCGTTTCCAGTTTCCCAAGGCTCCCCAGGAAGCACCACGCTACCCGCATCTCATAGTCGCTACCCCGACAGCACCATCACGCCAGGTAGCCCTTACAACTCCACTGACAGACTTCGTGACCTGTATGCAAAAGCTCTATGCGAGCGGAGAAGCAGTCGGTTCACGTCATCAAGACCTGCTCCGTCTTGCCTCAGCATACCGCAGGATGGGACTCCCTCGTGAGGCTGTCATCACCATGCTCAGCCAGTGGGCCAAGTCTCTTGACCCTGCAGAGGTCACTACCATCATCGACAGCGTCTACAAAAACGGCTATGAGTACGGCTGTCAAGACCCTACAATGGTCAAGTTCTGCGACCCTCTCTGCCGCTACTACAGGGACCGTAACAACACCATCAAAGTCTACTCTATGAGAGAGCTGGAGTCGGCGTATACCCACTGGGTACGCACCGACTTCACGCAGACCAGCTTCAGCTTCTCTGAAATCTTCCCCATGGACGAGTGGCGACTCTATCCCCAGGAACTGGTCATCATGTGGGGCGACACAGGGCTCGGTAAGAGCGCCTTCTGGCAGTACGTCGCTGTGCATCTTCCCCGTATGAAGACTCTCTACGTCAACACAGAGGTCTCAGCGCATCTCATGTATCGTCGTATGGTACAGATGAAACACAATCTCACCAAGGAGATGACTGAGGGCTACTACAAGGACAATGACAACCATCTCTCCAACAGCCTTGACCATATCTTCATGATCGACACCGCTCTCACTCTGCAGCAGCTGGAGGCAATAGCGAGGGAGGCAAAGCCAGGACTCATCGTCGTTGATGTTATCGACGGCGTCATCCCCGGCATCATCTCCGCTGACCTTGCGAAAGACACCGCTGTTGCTGTAGGACTCAAACAGATGGCCAAACGGCTCGGACTCATCATCGTCGGTGTACACCATATCTCCAAATCAGCAGCTCAGGACGAACGTGGCAACGCTCGTGCTCTCACCGTTCACTCAGGCAAAGGTGCCTCAGCTTATGAACAGAAGGCGGATCGCGTCCTCGGTATTGAGGCGCTCCCTCTTCGTGGCACCACTGCCCGACTCATCCGTGTACTCAAGAGCAGGGACGACTCCAAGTTTGAACTTGCTCTGGACATGGACCCGACTACCATGAGCTTCGCGATGTTGCCTATGGCTCGTCCTATTATTCACCAACCATAAGGAACCCCATGCAGGAAACAGATGCCCTGGAAGAGACACCCGTAGCAACAGAAGCAACATCTACACGGTTTGAACCACTCTTCGCTGACGAGTTTCCTATCTCCCCTGAAGAGCAAATGCAAGCCGACTCCACTATGGCCATTGACCGCAAACTCTGGGCGTACAAGAGCCTTGACCGACAGATCGGTGAACTGGAGGTCCAGCGTCGTGAAGCCAGTCTTTTTTACGAGCGGCGTATTGAAGCTCTCGAACGTCGTCAGAACATGATTAAGCTGGCCTGTCGTGGCTACTTGGACTTCGTTGGCAAGACCAAGATCGCTACTCCGCAGGGTACGGTCTACACCACAACTGTCGACCGCGTGATACTCCCCGAGCATGACATTCTCATCGACTGGGCTACCGAGAAGGGACTCATCAGAACTTCCGTTGACCTTGCCGCAGTCAAGGCGTATCTCAAAGAGAACCCATTACAGGCACTCGAAGGGTATCGGCATGAGGAAACGACTGACATTCGTTTCAGGCTGCGATGATAGACCTACGTTCACTTGTGGACCTGGTTCCATCCTCTACCCGCAAGATGAGCGCCTGGACTCTCTTTCTGTTCAGCGTGGTACGGTTCTCGTGCTACGCTGGACAGGATGATGACGGACGCCTCACTCAGATTGGTCTCAGCGTTGGCGTCTATGTGTACGAAATCTCACTTACATTCATTCAATGGGAAACCTGATGTCATCCAAGTCCAAACAAAAAGGCTCGGCATTCGAGCATGAAGTTGTCCAACAAGCGGTGGCTCAGGGTGTCTATGCAAAGCGAGCCTGGGGAAGCAACGGCGCTTCCCTGGGCTGTCATGAAGAGGTCGATGTGTTGCTCGGAACATTTCGGGTGCAGTGCAAACGCCGTGCGAAGCTCAGCGCTGTCGCCCGTCCGTCCGAGCATGTTGATATCCAGCTCATCAGGGAAGACCGTGGCGATACGTTCGCCATACTCCCCTACTCACTCTTGCTCAAACTCCTTAACCCAGATCATGAAACCCAAGTCACCGAACTCCCCTCGCGTTAGGCGCTCCCCCATGAAGCTACATTGGTATCATTTCGAGTACAACGAATGTGCCGTATGTGGACGTGGAGATTGTGTCCGCACACGTCGCTACGATGAGAGGCCGGCGGACATCCGTCAACGAAGTACCTTCATACAGTACGTTTGCGGTGCATATTCCATGTAACCAAAAATCCACACTACGAGGCCCCTATGGCACTCCCTTACAGATCAAAGCCCTCTCTCTCAGGAGATGGCATTACCTTCGCAGAACTCATCTCTCGTCTCACTGTGACTCATCCTCTCAACCTCAAACTCTTATCCGAGTTCGACCGAGCAGACGTCAAACCGCCGGTAGTCATCGTCACCAAACCCAAGGAGTGAGCAACGTGCCATCCACCGTCATTTTCTACATGGTCTACGTGCAAGGAGGAGACTCTCCGAAGATGAGTCACCTCACCGAACGTGAGGCTCAAGCTGAGGCGTCCCGATTGTGTCGTAGGCTTGGAAGAGATGCCTTCGTTCTCAAGGCTATCACCAAGATCAAGTGTGTCGTACCCATCCCGCCTCTTGAAATCACTCCCCTTACCGAACACTACGAGGACTCCAATACCACTCTACAACGTCCATCTCCTATCCCCCTACCTCTCATGTCCCCCTACCTGACGTACGAAGATGTTGAAGCGAAGGACAAGAAAGACGCCATCGCTCAGTGTGACGGCGTCCTTGCTCAGTCGCTTGACAGCAACCAACGCAGCGTATGGATTGCTGACCAGATTGCGGAGGAAGAGAAGGACGAATGAAACGCTATCAGTTCACCGTCTATCTTCTTGGGCTCGGCGAGACGCCTGGAGAAGCATGGACGAACGCTTTAGCAGACCTGGTGTCGGCCCATGCCAAGGCGCCTCTCCTTGAAGCATACCTGCCGGCATTCAAGGTCGTGTAAGAACTCTGCGACCACAACTTGGCCGATACCAGCAATGACAAGACTCATGAAACTTGCCGTATCTGTGGCCTGACTCGATCTTAACCCTGACTCATGGTTCTCTCGTGGCGGAAGGGCAGACGCAAAGTGTGCATGTACAGCCTGGAGCCTCCCCAAGGGGGTCGCTCCGTGCAGGTTCGAGTCCTGCCGAGGGAGCAACTATCACAAGAAAGGAAGGAAAGTTATGTGTCTTAGTGACGTGGTAAAAGTCAGACCGAAGTGGATGGTCGGCTACAAAGTAATGGTTCCACAATTTTCGTCCTCTTGGAGTGTTGACATTTGTCCTTGGCCCTCCTGGAAGCACAAAACGAAATTCTGGTCAGGCGGGACTGTCATCACGAGAAACAGACTGTATGGATGGCACGCTTTCGCTACACGT